CTCGACCCGGGCACCTGGAAGGCCGGTGACAAGCCGAGCCTCAAGGTGACGATGGACCTGACCCGCTACGCCCACACGCAGGGCGGGATCGAGACCACCATCATCGACATCCCGAACATGATCCGCATCATCGGCGGCGTGGACAAGATGCTCGCCACCCGCCTTGCCCTGGGGGTCTGATCCATGCACGTCGACATCAAGATCAAGCACGGGATCACCGTCAACGGCACCAAAGTCCACGCCGTCCGCATGCGGGCGCCGACCGTGGCCGACACCCTGGCGGCCGACAAGATCGGCGGCACCCCGGCGGAGAAGGAGCTGGCGATCTTCGCCAACCTTTGCGAGCTGTCGCCGGCCGACCTCCAGGGCATGCTCCTGTCGGACTACAAGCTCCTCCAGGAGGCGTGGCAGGGTTTTTTCGACTGACGGCCAAGGACTGCCGGCGCGGGGCCGTGATCCTCGCATCGCACACCGGCTGGTCCTTGTCGGAAATCGGCGCCTTGTCCTGCGGCGAGCTGATGGAGTGGCTGGACGAACTGCCGAAGCCGCCTAAGGAGTAATCGTGGCCCGCAAGAACTACTCGGCGAGCATCACGATTGGCGGCGCCATCGGGTCGTCGTTCAAGGCCGCCGTGGGCGGGGCCCAGGCCGACATCGCGGCGCTGGGCAAGTCGATCAAGACCCTCAACGCGGCGCAGGCGAACCTCGGCAAGGGCAAGGGCGTCGTCGATTTCGACGCGCTCAAGAAATCCCGCCAGGCGATGCGGGATGCCGAGGCCGCGGTCGCCAAGCTGAACAAGGAGATCGGCGCCACCAAGCGCCCGACCCGCGAGCAGGTGAACGCCCTGGCGGCGGCGCAGGTGGCGGCCGGCAAGGCCAAGCAGAAGTACGACCAGCTCCGGGCGTCGCAGCTCCAGACCGTGCGCGAGGTCAAGGCCGCGACTGGCAGCTACCGCACCAACGCCGAGACCGTGACCAAGCTCGGCAAGGCCGCGGAGCAAGCCGGGCACAAGATCGCCCGCCTGCGCACCGCCACCGAGCGGTTTACCGCGCTGCGTTCGAAGGTCGTCAGCATCGGCCAGTCGTTCAACGCCCTGGGCAGCAGCATCAAGGGCATGGCCTTCACCGGCGTCGCCGGCCTGGGTTCGATCACTGGCGCGGCCGCGACGTTCGGTGCTGTGGCCAAGGGCTTCTCCGTCGCCGGCGACGACATCGCGGCCATGGCCGGCAGCATCGGCATGACCAACCGGGCGCTCCAGCAGTTCCGGTACATCGGCACGTTGAACAACGTGACCACCGATGAAATGGACCAGGCGCTCCGCAAGCTGTCGAGCCGGCTGGCCAAGACCATCGATCCCAGCGACAGCCTGGGCGAAGAGCTGCGGAAGCTCGGCCTCGGGCTGAACGCCGCCCGGCTGCGGGCCATGGGCCCGGAGAAGGCCATGGTCGCGCTGTCGATGGCGATGGAGCGGACCCAGGATCCGGCCCGCCGGCTGGCGCTGGCCATCGCCGTGTTCGGCGAGCGGGCAGGGCCGCGCATGGTCAACGTCCTGGCCCAGGGCCCGGCCGGCATGCGGGCGCTCGCCAAGGAGGCGGTGGACCTCGGTTACGTCATGAGCGAGGACGCGGTGAAGGGCGCGCAAGACCTCGACACGGCGTTCAAGCGGGCCGAAGCGACGATGACGACCCTGCGCAACACCATCGGCGAGGCGCTGGCGCCGGTCGTCATGGACCTCCTGGGGGAGTTCACCGCCTGGGTGAAGGAGAATCGCGCCGAGATCACGGCCAGCGCCCGTGCGTTCGGCGAGTGGGCCAGGGCCAACGGCCCGGGGTTCGTGGCGGTCGTCAAGGAAGTGGCGGTGGCCGTGCGCGACGCGGCGGTGGCCATCGACTCGGTGGTGAGCAAGACCATCGGCTGGGGTGATGCGGTCAAGGTCGTCGGCCTCGCCATGGGCGGCATCGTCGTCGGCCAGGTGATCGCGTTCGGCGTCGCCGTGTGGGGCGTGGTCGCCGCCATCGGCGCGATCCCGCTGGCCATCGGTGCGGCGGTCGCGGCCGTGGCATGGCTTGGCTACACCGTCTGGAAGCATTGGGACCAGATGCCGGCCATCGCCGAGGAGGCGCTGAAAAAGACCTGGGAAGCCATCAAGGTTGCGGCCGTGTGGTGGAAGGACACCATCGGCGAGTTCTTCACCTGGCTGGGCGAGCGTGCGGCCGCCGGGTGGCAGCTCCTCTCGCCGTTCGGGATGGTCGTCAAGGCCGGCCAGGGCGCGGCCGCCGGACTTGGATCGGCATGGGATTGGATGGTCGGCTCCGAGCCAACCAAGACCGTGCCCGGCAACGGCCTCCCGGCGGCCGCCATGGCTGCGGCGCTGGCCGCGCCCGGGGCCGGCATGGCGCTGCCGCCCACCGCGGCCCTGCCGTCGAGCTCCACCGTCGCTGCCGCGGGCGCGGTGACCAACAACATCGTGGTCAACGGCGCTCCCGGCCAGGACCCCAAGGCCATCGTCGCCGAGGTCGTCCGGCGGATGAACGAGCTGGACCGCACGCGCGCACGCGGGGGCCTCCATGACTGACGTGCTGCTCCAGCTCGGCGGCTTCACCTTCGCCGTCAACGATGTGGCTCCGCAGACCATCGGCCGCAGCACCGAGTACCGCTGGGCCTGGATCGACCTCCTGGGGGCCGAGTCCGCCGGCCAATTCACGGGCCCCGGCGAGGACACCATCACGCTCGAGGGCGTGATCTACCCCGAGTTCGCCAGCCAGTTCTTCCAATCGTTCTTCCGCGCAGATCCGCTGGAGCGCCTGCGGGACCTGGCGGCCGCTGGCCTGCCGGTGCCGCTGGTCGACGGCCTGGGCAAGAACCACGGCCAGTGGGTGGTGCTCAACGTGAGCCAGACCAGCGGCCCGTTCTTCCAGGCCGGCGTCGCCCGCAAGATCACCTTCACCGTCTCGCTGCGGAAGTGGAAATCCCCATGACCGAGTACGTGACCATCGACGGCGACATGGTGGACGAGATCGCCCAGGCCCGGTACGGCGCGACCGCCGGGATCGTCGAGGCTATCTACGCCGCCAACGAGGGGCTGGCCGACCTGGGTCCGGTGCTGCCGGCGGGCGTGACCATCATCCTCCCGGACCTCACGGCCCAGCAGAAGGTCGCCACCAGGGTGAAGCTGTGGGAGTGAAGCCGACCGTCACCATCCTGGCGGACGGCGCCGATGTGACCGAGGCGGTGATGAGCCGGCTTGAATCGCTGACGATCACCGACAACGCCGGCGAAGAATCGGACTCGTTGCAGCTCGACCTCGACAACGCGGACGAGCGGCTGGAGGCACCGGCCGAGGGCCGGGTGCTGACGGTGCTCTTGGGCTACGACGGCACCGTGACCGACATGGGTCAGTTCGTGGTGGACGAGGTGGATGCCGAGGGGCCGCCGTCCAAGGCCACGGTCCGCGCCCGGTCCACGCCGTTCGACCCGGACGCCGAGTTCAACACGATGCAGACCAAGAAGCGCCGGTCGTTCGAACTGACGACCATCGGCGAGCTGGTCGCCACCCTGGCGGGCGACGCCGGCCTGGCGCCGGTGGTCGCGTCGTCGCTGGCCGGGATCGCGCTGCCGCACATCGACCAGGCGGACGAGAGCGACATCCACCTGTTGAGCCGGATCGCCAAGGATTACGGGGCCTATGTGAAGCCCGCGGCCGGGCGCCTGATGTTCCTGGCCATGGGCTCCGGGCAGACCGCATCCGGCGCCACGATTCCACGCCGGGCCATCGCCAGGTCCGACGTGAGCCGCTACGCCTACAACCGCAGCAAGCGCGACGCCACGGGATCGGTGGTCGCCACCTACCGCGACCCGATCCAGGGGCTCGACCAGGAGGTGAAGGCCGGGACCGCAGACCCGGTGGACCGCCTGCGGTTCAACTACGCCACCCGCGAACAAGCCCAGGCCGCGTCCGAGGGCCGCTTGAAGCAAGCGCTCCTCGGCAAGGACGTGGTGTCGCTGACGATCCCGGGCGACCCCCGGGTGCAGGCCGGGACGCCGATCACGCTCCTGGGTTTCCCGCTCGACATGGACGGCGAGTGGTTGATCAAGAAGGCGACGCACACGGTGTCGCCCGGCGACGGCTACACCACGATGATTGAGGCCGAGACCCAGGACGAGGCGGCCACCGGCAGCGGAAGCGGCAGCGGCGCCGGCGGCGGTTCCATCGACCCGGGCGGGCTGGACGCCGTGCCGCCCTTGACACCATCGGTGCCCTGACATGGCTGGGTTCCGACTCCTGTTCAAGCGTGGGACCGACGCGGAGCGCCGCCAGTATGTGGCGGCCGACGGTGAGCCCATCTGGACATCCGACCTCAAGCAGCTCTGGATCGGCGATGGGATCACCGCCGGCGGCGTGCTGGTGGTCAGCGGCGGCGGAGGCGGCGGCCCCACGGCCTGGGACGACATCACCGGCAAGCCCGGCGCGTTCCCGCCGGTGGCGCACACCCACCTGTGGGCCGACATCACCGACAAGCCGGCGACCTTCGCGCCAGCGGCGCACCAGCACGCGCTGTCGGACCTCGCGCAGAGCGGCGCGACCACCGGCCAGGTGCCCCGCTGGAACGGCACCGCCTGGGCAGCGGCCGATCCGCCGTCCGGCGGGACCGTGGCCTGGGCCGACATCACGGGCAAGCCCTCGAGCTTCGCGCCCAGCGCCCACGCGGCGACCCACGGCGCGGCCGGGTCGGATCCGCTGACGCTCGCACAGTCCCAGGTCACCGGCCTGGTGACCGACTTGGCGGCCAAGATCGCGGCGACCGAGAAGGCCGCTGCCAACGGCGTCGCCACGTTGGACGCCGGCGGCAAGATCCCGACCAGCCAACTCCCGGCGCTGGCGGTGACCGACACCTTCGTGGTCGCGTCCGAGGCGGCGATGCTGGCGCTCACGGCCGAGCGCGGCGACGTGGCCGTGCGAACGGACTTAAGCAAGAGCTTCATCCTGGTGGCCGAGCCGGCGTCCACGCTGGGCAACTGGCAGGAGCTGCTGGCGGCCGGCAGCGCTTCGGTCCTGTCGGTCAACGGGCAGACCGGCGCGGTGACGATCACGCTGGCGGGCCTGGGCGGGCAACCGCTGGACGGCGACCTGACGGCCATCGCGGCGTTAAACACAGAGCCGTATGGCCGGTCGCTGCTGACCACCACGAGCGACACGGACGCACGCAATCTGCTGGGTGCCCAGCCGCTCGACGCGGACCTGACGGCCATCGCCGGGCAATCCGGGACCGGGCTGCTGGCGCGCACCGCGGCCGACACCTGGACCACCAGGGCGATCACCGGAACCACCGGGCAGATCACCGTCACCAACGGCAACGGCGTGTCTGGCGCCCCTACGATCAGCCTGCCGAGCACCGTCACCCTGGCAATCACCTGGAGCGCGGCACAGTCCATCACCAACGCCACGGCCTCGTCCTCGACCACCACCGGCGCTTTGGTCGTCACCGGCGGCGTCGGCATCGGCGGCGCGCTCTATGCCGGCGGCGCGGTGCGGTTCACCGCCGGCACCGCCAGCACCAGCACGGCCACCGGCACCCTGGTGGTCACCGGCGGCGTGGGCATCAGCGGCGCGGCCTTCGTCGGCGGCGCGGTTTCGATCACCAGCACGACGGCCAGCACCAGCAAGACCACCGGCGCATTGATCGTCAGCGGTGGCGTTGGCATCGCCGGAACCGTGTGGGCCGACTTCCTGCGGATGAGCACCGCGTCCAATCTGAACGCGGACGCGAATTCGCTCTACATCAGCCAGAACGCGACCAACACCAGCGTCGCCAACCGGATCCAGACCGGATATGCCGGGCAAATCTGGCTGAACAACGCCACCGGCAACCACTACCTGCGAGCCGGAACCACGGCCGCGGCGAGCAGCAGCATCACCTGGGTCGAGACCCTGTTGTGGAACGAATCTCAGGTCGTGATCGGGCCGTCGACGGCCTCGACCAGCACGACCACGGGTGCGCTGGTGGTGACCGGCGGACTTGGCGTCGGCGGCCAGGTGACCGCTACCGGATTGGTGGTCAACGGCGGCAATCCGAACTTCACGCGCACCGGCGCCCAAGCCACCTACGTCTTTGTCGGCCGCGACGCCGGGCAGAAGGGCCTGATCGGGTTCCGGACGGGCACCGGCCTGCGGTGGGAACAGGGCGTCGGCAATGGCGCGGAGGGCGGCAGCAATGCCGGCTCCGATTACGAAACGAGCGCCTACGACGATGCCGGCGCCTACCTGCACACGCCGCTCCAGATCGTTCGGGCCACCGGGCAGATGCGAATGCAGTCCGTGACGGCCACGACCGCGGCCGTCGACGTGGTGACGATCATCCGGAACAACAGCACCGGAACCCCGGCGACGGGCTACGGGAGCCATTTCCTGTTCCAGCTCAAGTCGAGCACGACCAGCAATCGGGATGCGGTGTACCTGACCACGCAATGGGCAGACGCGGCCGACGCCACCCGCAAGGCCCGGTTCATCATCCAGCCCGTCGATTCCGGCGGGGCCCGCGAGGCTGCGCGATTTGAGGCGGACGGGGCTGCTGCTCGGGCCGGATTCCTTGGCGCCGCCGCGGTCGCCCGGCAGACGCTTCCGGCGGCCGCCACCGACGCGGCGACGACCCAGGCGCTCGCCAATTCCATCCGCGCCGCCCTGATCGCCTTCGGCTTCTGCCAGTGAGGATCCCCATGCCCCGCACCTACGTCCCGACCGTGAACCCCGGCGACAGCCGTGACCGCATCTGGCGGGCCCAGGCCGAGAACATCAACCCCCTGGAGGTCCCCGGCGGCGTGCCCTGGCTCAAGTTCCACGAGCAGCGGGTGAGGCGGTCCCGCGCCGGCCAGCCCGAGCCGGGGAGCCCGGTCGAGGTGGTGGTCGGCGTCGGCCGCGACCTGATGATGGTCTACGAGCCTGGCAAGGTCATCCCCCGGCGCCACCCGGCGACGGGCGAGATCATCGGGTCGATCACCCACGACGAGATCCTGATGGCCCTCTATTCGGCCGGGCATCAGGCGCAGCTCGACGCCGACGCGGCCGAGGTTCCGGCCGCGCCGTTGCAGGGCGGCGAAGGCTGACAGAATCCGCAACCGGAGACATCCCCATGAGTAAGCCCAAGACCACATCCCAGCCGGCGGCGCCGGCCACGGCCGCAACGCCCGCCGAGGCGCCCATCACCCTGGACCCGCGCCTGCGCCCGAGACTGGAGACCATCGTCAACGTCCTGGCGGCCGCGCTCGAGCACGTTCCGCCGGCGCAGCGCCGGATCAACGAGGCCGTGGCCGACCCGCACATCCGCACCCTGTTCAGCCTGTTCCCGCAGGAACCGGCGCCGAAGGGCTGACCATGCAGATCAGCGCCAACATCATCGACGGCTGGGTCACGGTCGACGGCATCCCGCGGCGGGGGAACGTCGCTCACCTGGCGGCCCGCTTCGATGCGGTGGAGATCACCGACGCCCTGGCCTATGCCGTGAAGGACGGGAACCAGTTCGGGATCGACCGGGCGAAGGTCGCGGCCGACCTGATGGCCGCCTGGAACGCCGCGGCCGGTTGACCGCCGGCCGGCGGCCGCAGGATCCCGGCCCAAGGCACCGGCCACGCCTCCCGCACTCCGGGCAACGCGCAACCCGGCCGGTCCATGCCGTCCTAGCTCAGCGGCCAGAGCGGCCTACTCGTAATAGGCGGGTCCCGGGTTCGATTCCTGGGGACGGCTCCAGGGCGGGCGCGGCCGCCATCTGCCGGTGCAAGCCGGGCCGCGTCGGAGTGGTTCGCGATAGAGGACCCGCCTCACGGCGCAAACGACGAGCCCCGGCCCACACAGCCGGGGTTCTTCGTTTTAGGCCGAACCGCGGGCGATCACCGCCAGGGCATCCTCTGGCGACCGCACGACCGCCGAAAGCCCGCCAGCGGCGCGGACGGTGGCCAGGAACCGAGCTTGGTCATCGGTCACCCGGCCGGTCTCGGACTTCACCTCCAGGGCCAGGAACCGCGCCACCCCGTCGAGCGTGACCCAGCCGAACAGGTCGGAGAAGCCCTTGGGCAACCCCGTGTCCAGCGGCCGGGCGTCGCGCAGGTACACGTCGCGGCCGTGGCGCACGACCTGGGCGCCGGTCCATGCCTGGCCGACGTTCCCGCGGAACACCGTGGCCCGGCCGGCGAGCGCCATGCGGATGCGGTTCTGGATTCCGGCCTCGCTCATACGGCCCTCCTGGTGGCGGTCCGGCTGGACCACACATGGTGCGCCCAACCCGCTTTGTAGCCTCGCTCGCGCTCAATCTGCTGCAAGTCCGCTAGGGTGCGCGCCTGTCCGACCTCCATCCGCTTCTGCTTCCGCGCCACCATTTCGGCCGTGACCTCGACCAGCTCGCCGTCGCGCTGCTCCATGTCCCGTTGCTTGACCGGGTAGACGAAGCCGCAGCCGGGGCACGCCGGCGCCGGCTTGTGCGCGATGTAGCATTGCGGGCACTGGCGCACCGGGCATTCGTCCTCGTCCTTCCGCTTTGGCTTCCGCCTGGTGACGTCCAGACTCCACTCGCGGTCGTCGTCGGGCAGGCCGTGGCGGGCGACGTTGCCGACGTGATCGAGGATCACCGCCCGGGGCTTTGGCCCTGCTGCGATGGCGGCGAGGCGGCCAGCATCGGTGGAGAGGTCGAACCCGTCGGCATAGATCGGGCGCAGCACGCGGCCCACCTGCTGGAGATACAGGGCTTCGGACTGAGTGGGCCGCAGCAGAATCGCGCCGGTGACTACGGGAATATCCGTGCCCTCGGACACAATGTCGCAGCTTGTCAGGACATGAATCCGACCGTCCCCGAGCGCGGCAATAGTGTCGGCCCGTTCGGAGTCTTCCATCGTCCCGTCTAATGATTTTGCAATAAAACCGGCAGCATTAAACAAGGCCGCAGTGTGCTCCGCGTGATCTACGCTGGCACAGAAGGCAATAGCTGGTTTGCCTGGAATCAACCGCCGGTAATGCTGGACCGCATCACCTATGATCGCCGGCTTGTCCATGCGCGCGGCTGCTTCTCCGCGTGAAAAATCTCCACCAACGATCTTCACACCGGCGAAATCTGCCCTAACTGGAGGAGCGTAAACGATTGCCCGGCTAAGAAAGCCGCGGGCCATGAGTTCGGAAGTGGAAGGGCCGATAACCAAATGCTCAAACACATCACCAAGACCGCGACCGTCCAAGCGGCAGGGCGTAGCCGTCACCCCCAGTCGGTGCGCTTTTGGAAATGCGGAAAGCGCCGCGGCCCACGTCCCAGCTACGGCGTGATGCGCTTCATCAATGACGATGAGGTCAGGTAGCCAAGCAATCTTGCCGATGCGCCGCACCAAGGTCTGAACCGAGGCCACCTGCACCGCGTCGAGCGTCTGCGAGCAGCCCGGGGCGATGAGCCCGTGGCGGACGCCCATGCGCTCGAGCGACCGGCTGGTCTGCCGAAGCAGCTCCGCCCGGTGGACCAGGATCAGGACGCGGCGGCCCTTCGCGGCCGCGTTCGCGGCGACATAGCAGAAGACCACCGTGTTGTGGGTGACTGTGAAGTCGCCCAGCATGAACAGGTGGTCGCCGTCAATCTCAAACCCGAAGTATTCGCCGGGGCCTATGGGCTCGACCGTGATCCCGGTGACGAGCGGGTTCTTTTTCTGTCGGCGGGGCGGCGCCTGCTTCCGCTTCACCCGGCAGGGGATCGACTCAACAGGACCGTTGATATGGCAATTGAAATACTGGCCTTGCACCCCGTTATTGCAGCACGTCTTGGTCACCTGCCGCTTGTAGGCGGAGAATCCCAGGGAGCGAGCGACGAAGATCACATCGTCCATCAGCCTCTCGGACTTGAGCGTCAGGGCGTAGTCCTTCCCGGTCCAATGGCCATCGGTGTCCAAGATCCCGGCCAGCAGCTCCAGCCTGTCCTGGCGGCTCGCGGTCTTGAAGGCATGGGGGATGTGCTCGTTCTGGACCAGCCCGTAGTGGCGGAGGTCGCCCATCAACTCGGCGCCGCGGCGGCCGGGCTTCCGCGCCTGGTTCTCGGGCTTGACCACGTGCAGGATCTTCGACCCGGGCGAATTCGGTTCCTCTCGGATGGTCCAGCCGATGGCGTCGGCGAAGGCCCGGACCTCGGCCTCAATCTCCGGGTCGCCGGTGGTGATCGAGAAGTGCCGGCTGCTGCCGTCGCCCAGCCACGCGCCGAGCATGTAGGGCGAGATCAGGCGCACGTCCTGGGACCGCGGGAAATCGACGGCCGCCCGCCAGCCCTTGTGGGTGTGCCGGAAGGTCCGGCTGGCCGCGAGCCAGTCGCGCACGCCGATGTTGACGATGCTGCCGCCGGCCTGGCCCTTCCCATCGGGCGTGGTCTTGAGGCTCAGGATGTGGCTCTCGTTCACCACATAGGGATCACCCTTGACGGGCGTCACCCGGTACAGGGCCTCGACCCCCCGGCAGGTGGACAGGACCCGCCGCGGCCGGCTGTCCGGGCCCATGAGCCTGTCGCCCACCCGGATGTCCTCGACCGGCCGGATTGAGCCGTCGAACATCAGGATCGGCGTCCCTTTCCCGAGGCACTTGCCACCGCCTGTCGGCAACGCCAGGAGCGGCGACCGTTTGCCCTCTGCGTAGGCTTTTCTCAGGCCGGCGACGCCGCGCTCTTGGTAGTCGCGAAGTGTAATCGTGGGCAGCGGGCCCATGGGCGCTCCTGGTCAGGGTCGTTCACGCAACCCCATTGACGGAAGCATGGAATAATCCTAGGAAAAAACAGTCAAGAAAAAAGGCTTGCATGCCCGGGGACCACGATTACTTTCCGTGAACCGGCGTGAAAGACACTGAACCCTAGGGAGGGACCGTTGAACGACTCGCTCCACGGCTGGTATCCGAATCTGGACCCGGCCGTCTATTACGCCTCCAAGGCCATTGGATCGTCGGACCTCAAGGCCGCCGCCCGGTCGCTCGCGCACTACCGCTGCGCCGACCGCCGGGACAGCCCGGCGCTGGCGTTCGGCCGCGCCTACCACTGCGCGATCCTGGAGCCCGAGGCGTTCGCCGACCGCTACCTGGTGGGGGAGAAGTTCGACCGCCGGACCACCGCCGGGAAGCTCGCGGCTGCTCAGTTCGAGCGCGAGGCCCGGGGCCGGGAGATCATCAGCCAGGCCGACATGGACGCCATCACCGCGATGGCCGCGGCCGCCCGGCTGCACCCGGCGGTGCAATGGCTGTCGAGCGGGCCCGGCGAGTCCGAGCATTCCGGGTTCTGGATCGACGACGCCACGGGCCTGCCGTGCCGGATGCGGCTCGACCGCATGCGGCAGGACAACATCGTCACCGACATCAAGACCGCCAAGGACGCGAGCCCCGAAGGGTTCTCCCGGGCGGCCGCCAACTACGGCTACCACATCCAGGAGGCGCACTACCGCGCCGGCTGCGAGGCCCTGGGCCGACCGTGCGCCGCCTGGGTATTCATCGCCCAGGAGAGCGAGCCGCCCTACGCCGTCGCCTGCTATTCGCTCACCCCCGATGCCGTGCAGCTCGGCCTGGAGGAGCGCAACCGCACGCTGGCGAAGATCGCCGAGGCCCGCGCCACCAACCGCTGGCCCGCCTATTCGGACGACGTGATCAGTCTCCAGCTTCCGGCGTGGAAATACCGCGCCGCCGCCAATCCCACCGCCTGACCCAAGGGCATCCCATGACCGCCATCGCGCGCATCAAGATCCACAACATCCTCGGCATCGACCACCTGGAGGTCGAGGCCGGACGCCTGACCGAGTTCGTCGGCGCCAACGGCACCGGCAAGACCTCGGCGCTCGAGGCGATCCGGAATGCCCTCAAGGGCGGGCACGACGCGACGCTGCTCCGCGCCGGCCAGACCCAGGGCGAGGCCGTGCTGGTGCTCGACGACGGCACCGAGATCGTGAAGCGGGTCACGCCCACCAAGTCCGAGACGGTGGTGACCGGCCCGGACGGCCGGAAGCAGGCGAAGCCCGCGGCTGCGCTCGACGCCCTGCGGGACCTGCTCTCGGTGAACCCCGTCGAGTTCCTGCGGGCGCCGAAGAAGGACCGCGTGGACGTGCTGCTGTCGAGCATGCCGCTCCAGTGGGACCCGGCGAAGGTCAAGGAAGCGGTGGCGCCGTTGGCCGTGGACGTGCCGACCAGCCACCCCCTGGTGGCCATCGAGGCCGTGCGCCGCGTGGTCTACGACGAGCGCACCGGCACGCAGCGGGCCGCCAGGGAGAAGCGGGCGACGGTCAAGCAGTTGGCCGACACCATCCCGCCGACGATGCCCACCGCCTCGGACACTGCGGCGCTGCTGGACCAGATCGCGGCCCTGGACGCGGCCAAGGACCGGGAGCTGGAGCGCATCCGCGCCAAGCTCGACGGGATTCGGGCCGACCATGAGACCAGGATCCAGAGCATCCGCGACGATTTTAACGCCAAGATCCAAGAGCTGACGGACGCCCGGGACACCGCGCTGGGGGCCGAGCGCATGGCCTTCAACGACATCCGCGGCAAGGCCGACACCCAGCGCGAACGCACGAGCCTCAAGCACCTGGAGGACACCGGCGCCCTGCGGGCCCAGCTCGCGGCCGCCGAGGAGGCAACCAAGGCCGCGGCCCGGGTCGAGGCCACCCGCAAGACCGTGGCCGACATGACCGCAGCCTGCGAGGACCTGGAGGCCCAGGCCGAGGGGCAGACCGCGGCGCTCGCCCGGCTCGACGCCTACAAGAGCCAGCTCCTCGCCACGCTGCCGATCCCGGGCCTTACGGTGCAGGACGGCGAAGTGTTCCGGAACGGCATCCCGTTCGACCGGCTCAACACCGCCCAGCAGATCGAGATTGCCGTGGAGGTCGCCAAGCTCCGCGCCGGCCGCCTGGGCGTCATCTGCGTCGACGGCATGGAGGCGCTGGACCCGGAGCGCTACGGCGAGTTCAGTCGCCAGGTCATCGCCTCGGGCCTCCAGGTGTTCGTGACCCGGGCGACCGAAGGCCCGTTCGAGGTCCGCGCCACCGACGCGAACATGGTTACCACCGCCACCCAGCACACGGCCGGCTGACGCCGGACCCAAGAACCACCCCTGACCCAAGGAGACAACCATGGGCTGCATGCAATCACCCGTCCACAACATCGAACGCCGGAACTTCAAAAAGCTCCCCGAGGGCAAGCCCCTACGAGGCCGCTTTGTCCAGTTCGGCAAGACCATCCTGGTCGAGGGAGAGAAGGGCACGCTCTACACCAACGCCAGCCCCCTCAATCGGTCAGCGCATTGCGCCGGCTATTGGGATTGGAGCGAAGAGCTCCACGAATGCATGGAGGCCCTGGGACTGCTCACCACTGGTGAGATCCTGAGCCACCATAGATGGCTCAACCGCCTCAAAGAGCAACGCGACGCCATCGAGCAACTCGGCGAGGCCAAGCGGGCAAAGTCCAACGGGGCCGTGTCCGTGAAGGTCGACCGGAAGAAGGTTCTCGCCCTGTGGGACAGCCTCGATTACGCGCACCAGAAGAAGGCTCAGGGCTACGGTTACATGCCCGATGGGACGCAGCTCAAGCCCGTGCCCGAATACCTCAAGTCCATCGTCAGCTCCACCAAACACTGACCGGCGACCGCCGGCCAACCCGTCCCCGAAAGGACATCCCGTGCAGAAGCACATCCCCAACATCAACCCCACCGTCACCGTCGTCGGCCAGGAGATGCTGAACCCCATCGGGCAGCGGCAGCTCTACGTCGTCAACCGCCTGGGCGACGAGGTGCGCGAGCCCGCGCCCGATGGCAGCGTGATCGTCCGCCGGCCGGTCGCGTCCAAGACCCTGCTGGACTTCGCGGTCATCAACGACGAGGCGCTGCTGGCGGTCGTCGCTGACCGCCTGGAGG